GGAGGAACAACTACAGGCGGCGGCCCAGCACCAAGGCTCGCTGCAGTTACTGCAGTTAGTGAAGCACCCGCAAATCCAGACCACCCTGCTTGCGAAGATACCATCGCATAATCTGCGCGAATAGACTCAGCCGCTTTACCTACAAGCGTACCATAGAAAGTAGATAGATTAGTAATGCCTGCAGGAAAACCACCATACGTTTTGCCGTAGTAATCAAGCAGAGGTCCACCAATCGTACCCTTGTGCCCGATCATACTAATATGCCGCGCTGTGATGTTTGCAGTAGAAGAAGCCGCAACCCATTCATCTACTGCAGTTGTAATTAAACTACCACCTGCAAGTATTTCCGTATTACCTTGAGTGAACTGATTCAGATTGCCCGCTGTAATTAGATTCTGGTCGCCAAGCACTGTAGAGGTCGCCATTCCGACCACCTGCTCACCACGCGCACCACGAATCGTATAGTTCTGATCTCGGTCAACTATTTTTGTGTGTCGTCCCTTGATTTCCTCAGATTTATCTCCGGCAACGTTAAGAGTATAATTACCCCCGACATCCACATTGAAATCGCCAGTAACAGTAAGGTTGAGATTTCCTTTGTAAACAAGATTTCCTTCTCCTTCGACAATGGTTGTATGATCACCACCCGTAACTTCAATGCGCTGATTCTTCGAAGAGACAATAACAGAACCATCAGCGCGCATTTCAACGCCAGCACCCGTGCGGTGCTTGATTAGAATTCTTTCACCACCAGGCGTATCATCTACTTCGATAGCGTGACCCGATGGTGTTTCTTGTACTTGATTGTGTGGATATTGTGAAGGTTTTTGATCAGGAACTTTCAGCGCAACACCATAATCACCACCACCCAGATCAAGATTGTTTACTTTTTCGCCCTTTGCTGCTTTGTTTAAGCTTGTGCCGAAAAAATAATCGCGATTAGGATATTCACCAGTCGCGTCTGCAAAACCTTCTTGAGGGACGCCGACGGTCTCTTCTTGACCTTCGCCGAATCTATCGATTCTTTCTTGTAGATCGTCTAACTTATTTGTCATTGTGTTAATATCTCATCGATTGTCAACGGGCTTTCTGAAAGAGGGTCAGTAAACTTAGATGTTTTTCCGAAAACGTTCTCAACGTAATTAATCACTTCAAAACCAGGATCAACCTCATCTGCATCAATCTCGCTGTGCCCGACAATCTGACCACCCGGAAACACTGCATAGAACGCTCGACAGAAATGGTCAAAGGTGTTTATCTGACTTCTTGTCAGTGACTGTGCAGACAAAAAGTTCTCAGGATTTGGTGTGCCCGACGATACATTAATACCGCCTACAAACACAAGCCCAATGCTTCTTTGATCATGATTATTGATTGGTGCGTGTTGACCTTGAATGTTGACTGGTCGACCTCTCTGCAAAGAGCCATCTCGACGAATAACATAGTGATAGCCAATGCCGTTCAGCCCCAGATCAACATGGTACTTATTTATTTCTTCTGACCCAATATTCTTGTCAGTATGTGTCTCTGTCCAGTGAACCACAACCTCTGTGACTTCACGATTGACATTGCGAAGTTCTGCCTGTAGTTCTTCTAACGAAGAGATATATGGGAATTTAGGATTACCTGCACCTTGATTCCAATCTTTTTCGTATGAACCTATGACATAAGGTTCAGTAAAGATAGCTTCTTCGGGTGTAACTCGTGTAGCGCTCTCAATTGAGGTATCGATTGATTTAATAAACTGACGAATGGTATCGAACTGTTTTCCTGTCGCGTCAAACAAGAGACGAACCGCTTGAGAAATGTCAGCAGCATCACCTTGTGAAAGTGCAATTACTTGATTGACTTGCTCACCAGTGAGTCTAGGAGCAAAGTCACGAATTTGTTTCTTGACATCTGTTAGAATCTCTGTGCTAATTCCTTGCACAACTCCAGTTTGCGATCCTTTAGCTACACGAGTCTTTACAAGCGAACGATACTCGTCGCCCTTTTGTGTGTAAGAATCTCTTGCTGCAGCAGCACCTTTTACAGAATTTAAAACCGTGCTTGGATCTTTACCGCCCGAAAGATTTTCTAAATCTGATTTAGCTTTGTCCAGATTTACTTTGATATTCTTCGCATCTGTGACAATATTATTTAAATCTGCAAGAGGATCTGTTTTGTTCTTTGTGATTGCAGAATTAAATATAGCGCTGTCGGTGTTTCCTGCACCGATACGCGAAGCAGTAATTGCTGTTCTTGTAAACGAAATACCGCCCGAGCCGTCAGACTCAACTGCTGAGACTGCATTGATAACTGTGTTGAGATTTGAATTAGATGCTAAAGCATTCAATACTGTGGTCTGAAGCGTATCTGTGACAGTAGATACAGCAGCATCGGTCAAAGAGTTTATTGCTGCGGCACCATCAAACGCACCAATTTTACCTGCAAGAAGGTCTTCTCCTGCAGATAGAACACCTTCGGGGCTACCTTCAACAAGCGCTTTTTGCAGATTACCTGTATCAATGCCAAGCCCAGTAATAAGTTTTAGAACATCCGCGATTGTTCCACTGACGCCGCCGTCAGCATCAAGTGATGCATCGATAGGAACAACAACACCATTCGAATCGGGTTCACTAAACTGAATGTTTACATTTACACCAAACTTCGACAAAAGATTGCTTGCTTGTTCTTTTACAAAATCAGTAGCAAGATTCTCTAGAGTTTGCGCACCATCAGCGATCAAGCCTTCGGTTGTGGTATTGTTTAACTTATCTTGAAACTTGTCAAACTTCTGTGTTAAACTTTGAACACCACCTTCTATCTCACCTGCAACTCCGCCAACAACTGTCTCGACAGAATTGTTGAGTGTTTCTTGTGCGGTTTGTGCTGTCTCATCAATCTGAGATGTATCAACAGAAGACGCTGCCGTCTTAACTGTTTCCTGAAGTTTTTCTTTTNCTGTAGCCACTCATTATGACAACACCTCTTCATATGCTCTTTGCGCTAACTGATCGCTGCGATTCGAACCTTTTATGTAGTCACGGTTGAGAATTTCACTAGCGCTTTTTATATCTGTGGTAAAAAGAAATTTGCTATTAACAAGATTAAATCGATTGCGCAACTCAAACAGCACAAATTGTAATTGTATTGAGTATAGTCTCCAATCAGAATTAGGAGAATATTGTGCCGCAAATTTCAAAAGTTCATTAAACCTGCTGCCTGTCTTTGCACGATTTTTCCAATTAATAATACCAACTGTTTCAGAGTTTATATCTGTGTTATATGTTTGAAATCCGGAGCTTGCTTCAATCGCACCTGTCAATGAAGCCGAATGAATCAAATCATATCCATTGTCGATAAAAAACTTCATTGCTTGCTGTCGTCTTAGCCCGACGCTTGCTTTTGCTTCTTTGTCGTCTTTGAAAGTTTGTGCAACAACGTTTTGCAAACGCCCTTGATCATATTGAAACTTGTCAGGAGACGACAGTTCTCTTCCGCTTTGAATAGAAGTAGGAAACTCAACGCGAGGCAAAGAACCAAGAACTAATGGAATTTGTGACGAAATACCGTCAAGAAAAATTCCAAACACAAATGCACCAGTCACTAGCTGTGGAATTCGACCAATACCCGACGAACCACCTTCGGTTGTCGGAAGCAGAACTTGAGCCCACGGCAAGTCTTTTTCAGGTATTTCATTTGTCAGTGGATTGTGAACGCCATAGATTCGAACTTTGACACGCCCTTCAAGACCACTAGGCGGCACAGCATTTACGACCGTGCCAAAAAACCAGCGATAGTCATCACCGTAGAACTCTTTTTGAATTGGTCTTAAAACATTCATAGTTCAAAGTCTCTAGGCAATTCGCCAAGCTTTGTAAGTCTCAACACTGATGTGTGCTTCTCATCGATAAGTCTATGATTGATGGCTAGAATCAAATAGTCGCCAGATTTTCTTTTATCAACTTGTTTGATGGGATCACTTTTATCCCCATCAACGTTAGAATTCAAAAATAAAACACGAAGCTTTCGACCAACAGTTACTTTGCCTTTGAAAAAGAGCGACCCGTTCATACCAATATCAATCAAATTCTTTTTCAATATTGTTCTGATAATTTTGTTTTTAACTTTTAATTTAGATTCTGTAAGCGCACCATTTTCATCTAGCACGGTAGCTTCGTCATGATAGCTTTTAAATTGATTATATGTGCCGCTTGAAAAAGCTTGATGTACATGAAGAGAATTATATTCGTCTGAAAGCTTACCATTTATTTCTAACGAAGGATCAAAAATGCTCTGAGCAGTGTCTGGCGAAATTAATTCGTTTGTATAAAATTCATCAATGATATCACGAATACTAATGTGGCTTCCTGAAACTGATCCAGTTCCAGCATCGATGTTTGCATAGTATGAACCTATAGCACCATTCTCATAAAGCGCTTGTGAGTTTTCTGAATTCATTTCTTTAAAAGAAATAACTTCATAGTATGGTCGTAAATTTTCTTGGTCTTGGTCTACGCTAGCAATTGCGCTCGTATATCTTAAAGGCAGTTTGTTGTTTATGACAGGCTCTTTAAGCAAATTATCTAAATCAGAAAAAATTAGTTCGTCAGTATAAAGAGAGCCATATAAAAACAAAGGGGACCCTGTTCTTGTCGTCGCGCGATCTTTGATCCATTGAATTGCTTCTAGAGGGCTCATATAAGGAACTATTATTTTTCTTGTCCCTTGCACAGAACCTTGAAAAAAATCTTGTCTAACTTTTTTGCCTAATTCATTTTCGGCAACGGTAGATACGATATTTTCAAGAGAGTTTGTATATGATCTACTAAACTGTTTAATTGAATCTATGTAAACATGTTCTTCAACAAGATTAATGAAAAGAATTTCTGATCTTTCATTCAGGCGACGAGTGTCATTTATTTTCGAAAAGAAAAAATACTTGACGATAATTGGTGTTTCTGGTGCCTCAGCATCTCCTAGCACAATTCTGATTCGCTCAGTTCCTTGCAAAGAAAGAGCATCTTTTAATCCGAAATCATCGATGATGGCAATCGATGCGTCTACATAAGGTTTGTAAAGATTTTCGAAGAAGTTTACTTCGACAATATTACCACGAACATCTACAACCTTGTCTTCGTTCTTCGCAGAAGATAAGATTATTGACGCTTCAAGTATACCAAACTGTGACTGATTTTGAGCCATCAAGTTCTCTCTATCAATCGCTTGAATTCACCGACGACTTTTTCTACATATTCTTTTTTAAGTACGCGAATCTTTCTAGACAGATCATTTTCTGCAACTAGATATTCTAGATTCGTAATAGGCAATTTGACAGGAACAACACCAGTCCTGTCATAGAAAAAATCAAGCCATTGATCTGAATCGCCTTCGTAGTGATGTGTACCCTGATATTCATATACAGTTGCAGACAAAGCAATAAGATTCGTTCCGTCTGCGTAAGACAAAGCAGTTTTGCCTGTAATATCACTATCAGAAGAAATTGTAATTTCGCCCAGATCCAGATTCTTGCGTACAACAACGCCATCGCTTCCTTGCACTAGCACTGCTTGACCAACAGGATATTTGTCAGCTAAGCTTCTTGCAGTAGCACTGTCAGCTTCAGTAATGGCTAACTTTGCGGTATAGTTAGGAAAAAAGGTCGATTGTGCATAAGAATACAGCTGCGATAAACTTTTTGGCCAGCCAGTTTCGCGCAGCCTTTCATTCATCAGAAAGAAAGTCCAATCGTATTCGCTTTTACCATACAATCTATATGACAGAGTGTCTGGGCGATCACCGTCGCGAATCTCATATTCGATATATGCGCCAGTATTGTCGCGTAAAGTATCGACAAGATCGACATATTTCGTCAGCTGTTGAAAAAGAACAGGCTCTTCTTCATCACCGAAAAGATACAGAACTTTTGGAAAATTTTGAAAATAATTTGACATTAGTATTCACCATCCCTAACTTTTGCTTTATCAAGTGCAACAATTTCTTGAAATGCTAGAGATATATCCACCTCAACAAAACTACCATCATCGTGCATACCAGTTGCTGTTGGGTTAAATGATGTTTGAACATCGCGCAAATAACAACGCTGAATTTTGAACGCTGGATTTCGATCAAGTCTGTTTTTGATTTCAATTTCGAACATGTTTGGAAACTTATAGCCCAAGGGCACACCAGTTTCGCCTAAAGGTATTTTTTCGGGATAAAGTTCTTGTCTGAAAAACTGTACAATGCTTTTAATTTCTTCAGCTTCTCTTTGATTGTTTGCGACCATTTTAAAAGTAAAGGCAAAGTTTCGAATGTTCACTTGCTGAAACAGTGTACGCTGATTAGGTGCAGTTGCAATGCGAGTAGCGCTTCGTACAGCAGGAGAAAGGCCTTCGAACGCACCGCCAAGCGCAGCCACACCTAGTACAGCACCTGGACCCCTCGCAACGGTCGCACCGATTGCAGCACCTGCTGCTTCACCAACACCTTTTGCAACCGCTGAAGCTGCAATTGCAGAAGCAGTTTGAACCAATTGATTGTTTTGTGTGATTCCGGCAAATGCGTTTCTGCCTTGAATTCCTTGTTCTAACGCACCACCAAGGACTCCAAGATTTGCTGTTTCGTATTGTGCATTATCGCTAAATCTCAAATCACGCTGAAGAGGAAGCGTTACAGTACCTACAACAAGATTGCTAGCGCTAACATTATCGAACGATTGACTAAAATCATTTCCAGCTTGCTCAAGCTCTTCTAGTCTTTGCTTGGTGCCTGCTTCAACCTTTCCGTCAGAAATAGAAGTTGTTGCCCCTTCTACAGCTTCAGCTTCAGACGAAAAAAAGTTTGTGAATTTTTTTGCAAGAGAAGAAAAGCTATCACCAATTTTTTCACCTATGTTTACACCCTCGACTTCAATTGCTTTAAAAATAATTCTTGCAGGATAATTGCTTGAAATTGTAAGTGGATATTTTAAGTCGCGTCTTACTTTTTCAAGCGCCGTAACATCAGGATCAATCGCCTGTTTGTTCTGTTCGTCGGTTGATTTTTCTTCCGCAATGACAACAGTTTCGGTAGCAGTTTGATTTTCTTGACTCTGCTCTCTGTCTTTTTGAAAATTGCGCGCTCTTTGAGCTTGGGCTCTCTTTCTATTGTCTACCATTTAAATACTCTAAATAGTTGCGAGTGTTGTTTCTATTTATAGAGTTTTTCATGACATATAAAGGCAAATACAAAGTTAAGAACATAGAGAAGTATAAAGGCGATTGCAAGAATGTGATCTACCGTTCTATGTGGGAAAGACACTGCTTTAAGTGGTGTGATGAAAACCCCAAAGTAAAATACTGGTCTAGCGAAGAAGTTGTCATACCATATCTATATGAGGTCGATAAAAAGATTCATCGATATTTCATGGACTTAAAAATCGTCTACGAATCAGGAAAAACAGTGCTTGTCGAAATCAAGCCAGCAAAAGAGTTATCGCCACCGACTGGCAATCGTAGAACAAAACGATACATTGTAGAGGGTTATACTTACATTAAGAATATAAATAAATGGGAAGCCGCTAAAGAATATGCAAAAGATCAGGGTTGGGGCTTTGAGATTTGGACAGAAAAAGAACTTGAAAGCAAGGGCATTATGCCTAAATCTATCAAGCCACTAAAACCATTTCGTAGAAAGAAAACATGAGTAATCTTTTTCAGAAAGTAGAACAAGAAGCGTTTCGTGCTGGTATCACACCGCGGACTAAAGAGTCACGCGAGTGGTTTCGTCGTAAAGTACAGAACATGCGTAACATCAATCGTCGCGCGTTGATGAATGAAGACCCGATTCAAAAGAGGGCGCGCTCTGCTTCTGGTTCGATGTACATGTTTTTCTATGACGCAAAGCATCGCGAGACACTGCCTTACTGGGACGCATTCCCTCTTGTGATCGCAGTCGGACCAGCGCCTAAAGGTTTCTATGGTATGAATGTACATTATCTGCCGATTCCGCTTCGCGCTAAGTTTCTTGACGGGCTAATGGACATTACGAATAATAAGAAATACGATGAGACGACGAAGTTCGAAGTATCGTATGAGTTTTTAAACAGGGCAGCAAAGTTTAAATACTTCAAGCCCTGTTTCAAGCATTACTTGACTAGTCAAGTCGAAGGTCGACTTGCATATATTCCACCACCTGAGTGGGAGATTGCTACATTCTTGCCTGTTGCTCAGTGGCAGAAAGGCACGATGGGTCAAGTGTACAAAGATTCACGGAGAATAATAAATGCTTAGATCAGGAACAGTCGAAGAACTTAAAGCAATCGCGACCGATGGTAGAGGATTTGCTCGTACAAATCTATACTATGTTCACCTTCCGTCATTACAGCCAGAAACAAGTTCTTACGAATATGGTGTATTATGCACCAATGTTACATTGCCATCACGCCAGCTAACTAGTGTACAACGTGAGCTAGGTGTTGTCAAGCAAGATGTTGTGTATGGATTTGTAAACCCAAATGTAAATATGAATTTCCGCGTTTTAAACAATCAAGCGGTAAGAGAGTATTTTGAAATATGGCAAGAGCTATCTTTAAGTAAATACGATGATGTTGAAGGAAGATATAGCTCAGCTTACCCAGATACTTATTGTAAAAAAATCGAAATCTATCAATTAGAAAAAGGTGTGAGTTATCCAATCTTTAACAAAGATGTGAGCCTTGGCCCGATCAATCTAAGTTTCGATTTAGACATTGGTACACAATTAGAAAAGAATTATAAATGGACTCTTGATCGCGCTTATCCTATAAGTGTTACTCATGAGACTTTTAATGATGGTGCAACAAATGAAATCAGCCAAATCAATATAGAATTTTCTTATCAATATTGGGAAGGCGAGAAGTTACAACCCAAAGGCAAACTTAAAAATGCACTTGCAGGAGTATTGGGAGCAGTGGCAGCTAATATTTAATGGAGATTAAATCATGGCATTACCTACACTAAATGACACACCAAAATATGAATTAGAAATACCTTCGACAGGCAAGAAAATCAAGTTCAGACCTTATCTTGTCAAAGAAGAAAAAATTCTAATGATGGCAGCAGAAACTCGTGACAGCACCGAAATGCTCAACGCCATTCTGGATACAATTAAATCTTGTATTCAACAAGATGTCAACATTGACAGTCTAACAACTTTTGACATCGAATATATTTTTATCAAATTGCGATCAAAATCAGTAGGAGAACTTTCTACGATAAATCTCAATTGCGTTCATTGTCAAGAAGCTAATGAACATACAATCAATTTAGAAGAAATACAATGTTCGAAAAGTACAAAAAACAAATTGATTGATATTGATGAAAAAATCACCGTAGAAATGAAATACCCTAGCTACAGAAATATCGATCTTAATGGTGATGAAAATGAAATGGGATTTAATGTTCTAGCGAATAGCTTGAGTGCGGTAATAACAGAAGATGAGAGAATTGACATTGAAGATGAAACACCAGAAAATGTTCGGGCATTTCTTGAGTCTATGACAAAAGAACAGTTCGAAAGCGTCTCTTCTTTTCTACTAGAAATGCCACAAGTCAAACACACGATTGGGTTTGATTGTGAAAAATGTGGAGAACACAACACACTTGAATTGAAAGGTCTTCAAAGTTTTTTTTAGTATGCCTCTCTCATGATGATTTAGCAAATCATTTTAAAACTAACTTTTTATTACAAAGGCATCATAAATACTCACTAACAGAATTAGAAAACATGATGGTTTGGGAGCGAGAGATATACATTATTCTGTTACTGCAGGCTTTAGAAGAAGAAAAACAAGCGAGAGAGGCAGCCAATGGCAACGCTTAGAGACTTAATTGAAGAACAAGAAGAAACGAATCTACGATTAGACGAAATCGATAATCGTTTCTTAGAGTTTTTCGCAATGCTCCGCGCAGACAAGCTAGACATGCTTGAAATGATGCGCGAAATAAAAACAGTTGCTACACCTGCACCTTCTCTAGCGCCTGTTCCAGGAGCAGCACCAGACGCAGGTGGACCCGCGCCGACACCAACATTCGGTGGGCTCGGTGGGCTGGCTATTGGTGGCTTAGTTACTTTGCCTGCACTTGCTTTAGGATTTGTTGAAGGTGTTTTCGATTCTGTACGAGCAATCTTCAGAGCAGTCAAAATTCCAAATCTTTTCAGACCAATCTCCGAAATGTTAGAGACTAAATTTGGAAGAGGCTCAAGACTTTTCACGATGCTTGATGACCTTGTTACGACAACGTATGTTTACTTCGATGATTATATTGTCAAGCCTTTCACAAAGTTTGGTAATTTTGTAAGTGAAAAGTTCACTGCATTAAAAAATTTCTTTGATCCAGATGGTGCTTTAGCGAAAATTTTTAGACCAATCACTGATGGTGCAGAAGCCGTTGGTGGTGTTTTTAGTAAGATAGGCGCAACGTTTGGAAAATTCTTCGGTGCTATTCGTGCATTTGGTGCAGCAGTCGGTAGACTCTTTGTTCCTTTAGGATTTTTATTGAGTATTGTTGATATAGTCAACGGTGCGGTAAAAGGGTTTCAAGAGAAAGAAGGCAACTTTGGTGAAAAAGTAATTTCAGGTGCTATAGGCGGAATAATTGGTCTGATCAATGGGCTGATCATGATGCCGCTTGACCTTATCAAAGATGGTATTGCATGGGTAGCAGACAAGTTTGGATTTGATGGCTTTGCTGAAAAGCTTCGATCATTTGGCTTTGAAATTGACTACGACCCAAATGCTAGCGCAACAATTACAGGGCGCGGTCAAAGAAAAGCCGCAGCTGCTACTGCTGCGGCTGCAACACTTCCTGCTAATACTGCTG